CGCCTAAACATGCCAGTTATCGCTGAGCAGGTGGCCCGCGAGCAGCCAGAGAATCTTCGCGAATACTTCATGGAGCGAGTTCGTTACTACCGTGAGCAAAGCCTGACTCTACCGAAAGCATCCGATCCGCGCTATCTGGACATGGCTGCACAGAACGAGAAGAAGTAATGGGCTGCCTCATTGTAAGCGGCATCAAGTTTTACGTTCTGGCAGAAGGCGAGTCATATCCCAATCCGCATGCCGATAACCGGTATGTCGGAGCTTATGCTGTATTCCCATTCGAGGGAAAGTGGGTAGCTCAGAAGCATTTCAGGGGACACTGGAGTGATATTACCGATCGCCGATTTAACACTGAAAGTGAGGCGTTCAACTTCACTTACGAATACGCGTTTCTCCCGGAAAACCGCTACAAATATTAAAACGTATCTAAAGAACTGTGTGACGAGGCATGCCGTATCGTCGGTCAATGCTGTTTAGCTCTGGCTGATAATGGAACAGAGACTAACCGTGAGCAGTTTGTCCGTCGCTCCACTGGCTGTACATGCAGGAAACCAGTGAATCGAAATCTTTCGATGCTATTTTCTATTGAGAAGTTGGCCACCAGTGAAGACTGGAAAAACCATATATAGGGCAGTAGAGAAAGCATAGGACCAATAAAATACTTCTAATTCAACCCGCTACGGCGGGTTTCCTTTTTTTACTACTGACAGAAAATTAACAATTTGTGCTCTTAAAACGTTGATCATTTCCGTGCATAGGTATACTGTATAAAAACACAGTATATGCAATGGAGGCCATTATGAAAGTTGAATTAACCATTGATCGCATGAAAGAACTTCCTAAAGGCGCGGTACCAGCACTGGAGAAAGAATTGCTTAAGCGTCTGAATGATCACTATGACAATTGCAGGCTCACCATCCGCCGTGCCGGGTCCGATGGGTTAAGTGTTTTTGGTGGTGGCAAGGACGATAAAAAGAAAATTGAATCAATCCTCCAGGATACATGGGAAAGTGCAGACGAGTGGTTTGTTAACTAACACCCCTTAGCTGGTAGCTCCTGCTGCCATTTTTTAAATCGAGTTTCCGCATCGCCTCGCACAATTATTGCCAGTTAATTCAGGTCGATTCAGGTGTGGGAATCTTTGCAAGGGGCATCTCATGCAAATTCCGGATGATTTAATCCCAGGGTTGCCGGAGCACACTGGCCCGGTTCTGATTTATTTTGTGAAGGGGAGTGTGGTGAGGGGATTCGCTTTACGTAAAGATGAATTTGTTACGTCTTTGCGGGCACTGGAAGAGGCCAGAAAGAAAGCTGGTCTTCCTGTTTCTGATGCAGGATAAGTTGGGTTATACTCAACACGGGTCTGAACAGCCCGCTGAGTAACACTGCGCCAACCGGGAAAACGCGATGGCGCATAAAACTGAATTACCCCATTCACACCGTTCCTTCGTGAGCGGTGTCGCTGTTTGTGCTGGTGGTGCAGCATGAGCAGATCTAAGACCAAAGCCGAAAAACTTCATCTTTCCCGCGTAGCTGAATTGCGCTGCATTGTCTGCCGCAACGAAGGGCTTGGAGAGACTCCCGCGGAAATTCATCATTGCAGCTCTGGTACCGGGATGTCTGTTCGCGCAGATAATTTTCACGTAATTCCTCTCTGTCATACCCATCATCGTACAGGTGGTCATGGTGTGGCCATTCATGCCGGGCGCCAGTCCTGGGAAAACAAATTCGGCACTGAAACAGAGTTGCTCGTGCAGGTTCTCTACGAGTTGGGGGGATCGGCTCATGCCTGAATATAAAATCATGCCAGTCGGTAAGCCCAGGATGACCCGCGCTGACAAATGGAAAAAGCGCCCCGAGGTTCTGCGTTACCGGGCTTTTTGTGATGAAGTTCGTCTGCAGGGTATTGAGCTGCCGGAAAGTGGTTCGCATGTCACCTTCATCCTTCCGATGCCAGCGAGCTGGAGCAAAAAGAAACGGGCTGAGTTCAATGGTAAACCGCACCAGGCTAAACCTGATTTCGACAACATGATGAAAGCCCTGATGGACGCTATTTACGAAAATGATGCTCATATATGGGATGCACGGGTATCAAAATTATGGGGTGAAACCGGGAGAATTATTATTGAGGAGCTAAAAGCATGACGCCACGCCAACGAAGACTACAGCAGTCAGCACTTGAAAAAGCAGCATCTGCGCCGCGTAAAAGTTGGCTGGGTAAATGCATTCTTCTGACGGGGATTCAGTCCGGATGGATTAAATCCCTGCTTACTACATGGGGCGAGGGTGTGGGAGGAAAAACAGCACCTCGTATGCCGCGGGGCCATGCGTGCTGGAATGTGCTTAAGGGACGGAACTGGTCAGATAAGGCGCTTGAGCGTTTCACTGCTGCGTTGAATCAGGCGAGAGAAGAGGGATTCCGCGGACAGCAGGCAATGAACAGGGCACATAGCATTCTCTGGCCCCAGTCCCCCGCCAGTGTGATTGACGAGGCCCTGCATAATGACGATGTCGATTTTGTTGAGCAATGCGTACTGCAGGCGCTGGATACAAATGATCCGGTTTATGTTGTTGGTCTTCAGTATTACACCACAAGAAAAAAAATCTCAGATATAACCCGGGAACTGCAGGCGATTGCGCCATGGTTAACTGACGGGGAGGCAAGAAAGCGCGTGCGCTGGTGTCTGGAAATATTCAGAGCAAAGGTCTTTTTGGAAGCCCGCAAACAACTATCTGAATAGACTCAATGAACCAATTTTTAGCTATTAGTGCTATTTTTTTATGGTGGAGTTGAAAACGGGCCAGAAAATCAGATAATCCCTTCATGCTTGGCAGAGCTGCGCCACGATGGCAGCGACGAAAAGCGAACAATTTGAATATAACGAGAACCCCGCCAGCGCGGGGTTTTTGCTTTCCGGCGATACGACAGGGGTATTCGCGAACGTGCTACGGCACAGTACCCCTGTCATATCGTCGATCCATCATCGTCCACAAGAAAATAAGGCCTCGCAACTAAGTGGGGCTTTTTCATTTCAGGCTCACGGGTATCACTCACTGCGTGCTTTGTTGATAAATCCAGCCCGTGAAGCCTGACCCTTTCATCACACACAGCGCCATCCGAATAATCGGAGGTGAGGCTATGACCAGAATGAGCACCATTTACAGCAGACTTTCATATGGAACAGGCACCACGCTGACCGGCTGCGGTGTATCAGCGAAGGCATATGCCGAAACAGCTAAAACAGCAAAAGAGGTGTCCTGGATGTTGGCCGACAGAATTGCAGGGTTAAGCCTGAGCGACTGGGCAATTATTGTCGGTATCGCATGCACAGTTATCACCTGTGCAGTGAACTGGTATTTCCGCTGGAAAGAACGGGAGGATCGGCGCAATGGCTATGCCACCAAAGCTGAAGAATAAACTGAGCGCAGCGGTCGTTGGTTTGATTCTTGCGGGGGCTTCCGCGCCCGTGATTCTCGATCAGTTTCTGGATGAGAAAGAGGGTAACAGCCTGACAGCATATCGCGACGGCGGCGGAATCTGGACTATTTGCCGTGGCGCCACGATGGTTGATGGTCAGCCAGTAGTTCAGGGCATGAAGCTGTCTGCTGAGAAATGCGCCGAGGTGAACGCTATAGAACGCGACAAGGCGCTGGTGTGGGTTGAGCGAAATATCAAGGTAACACTGACCGAACCACAGAAAGCCGGGATCGCATCTTTCTGCCCATATAACATCGGCCCTGGAAAATGTTTCCCGTCTACCTTCTACAAGCGGATCAATGCTGGTGACCGTAAAGGAGCCTGTGAAGCTATTCGCTGGTGGATTAAAGACGGTGGCCGCGATTGTCGTCTGACCAAAGGCCAGAAAAATGGCTGCTATGGACAGGTAGAAAGGCGAGACCAGGAAAGCGCGCTGGCGTGCTGGGGGGTAGACCAGTGAGCCTGCGCTATCAGTTCATTGCCATTTCGGTGCTGGTGGCCGTCGCATTTATCGCCGGAAACGAGTGGAGCAGCCGCGGTTGGGAAAAAAAGTGGGCAGAGCGTGACAGCGTGGAATCGTCGCAAACCGCGAACGCGCAGACCGCTGCCCGCATGATTGAACAAGGGCGCATTATTGCCCGTGATGAGGCTGTAAAAGATGCACAACAACAAGCGGCAAACGCTGCTGCCACTGCTGCTGGTCTGTCTGCCACTGTTAGCCAGCTGCGCACCGAAGCAACAAAACTTGCCACCCGCCTGGACGCCGCAAAGCACACCGCAGATCTTGCCGCTACCGTCAGAAGCAAAACAACCGACGCCGACGCCAGAATGCTCGCCAACATGCTCGGAGATATTGCAGCAGAAGCTAAACGTTATGCTGGAATCGCTGACGAACGCTACCGCGCCGGAATGACGTGTGAGCGGATTTACGAATCCGTCAGAGAGTCAAATAACAGGGGTTAACTGCCTCCGTAGCGCTTACTCAGTTCGAGTTTAATCCAATGGCATATGACGTCGATAACTGGTGTGGCGAGTTCAATTAAAGCAGTTTCGAATTTAATCACTTCTAGTAAAAACATTTAGGTCTCCTTTTAAGACTCATGACAGGAGATAGCCTCGAATTGAGATTATCTATTGTAGTGCCTAATAGAGAGCCCAAGCATGAAGCGGCGTTAGTCATTACTGCAGGCATTCACTGAGTGTCTGCGATAACGCATGACTCCTGGAGGTTACCGATGAATAACGCTGTTGAAATTGGTGAAAAGGGCTTAACCGTTCACCTTGCTGGTGGTGGTCGTGTTGTTGTTGGTAATTGGGGTAACGACACCAGTACGGCGGCAAATCCACTACCACCTCTAACACCAGACGAAGAAAAATATGGACGCGGTCTTTGCCTGCTGCCTACTGGTTGGGAGGAGATTAGTGCTGGTGAACACTGGCAAAACCACCTAAGCGATTCCTTGCGTCAGCTGTGGCCATCGTTCAACAGAGAACAGAAAATGGCTATAGCCTACACCATCAGTGAACTGTCTGATGAGCTGACCAACATCGCATACGAACACTCCTGGTAGTACCACCGAAGCGCATCGCACGCGCACATCGAAGAAAGTCTTTCAGCTGTGAGCCTGGGCAACCCGTTAACTTTCGGCGGTTTTGCCGTGCGACAGGCTCACGTCTAAAAGGAAATAGTTATGAAGTTTCAGATCGCTAAGCTGTATCGCGGAGAGCGCTTCATGGGTTATGGAATTGCTGTGAATGGACAGCTTCTTGATAACCAGGTATCGACGGTTATAGATACTCATAGTAGAGAACTCCCTACCGTAACAGCGGTTTTTAATCTTGATAAAAACCACGCTGAAAACCAAATCACTATTGATTTGTGTAATGGTGAACCATGCCAGCACTAATACCCCGAGCCTGTCGCAAGCGCGGTTGCCCTGGTACGACAACGGATCGCTCTGGCTACTGCGAGCAACATCGCAATGAAGGCTGGCAGCAGCACCAACAAGGTAAGAGTCGCCATGAACGTGGGTACGGTAGCAAGTGGGATATCAAACGCGCCAGAATCATGAAGCGTGATAATCACCTGTGTCAGAACTGCCTGCGTACTGGACGTGCTGTTGCGGCCACAACCGTTGACCATATCAAGGCTAAGGCACATGGGGGTACCGATGATGATTCGAACCTTGAAAGCCTGTGCTGGCCATGTCATCGCTCGAAAACAGGGCGCGAGCGCTTCAAATGATAGTAATTATCATCAACAGGCATGGAGGGGAGGGGGAGGTCAAATCCCTGTAGCCAGGCACCCAAAGGACCGCCGCCTAGCCTTTCTTCACATCGCCGCAGGTTAGAAAACTTTTTTTGGGGTCCCCCAGCCGATGATTAATAGGAGTTTTCGATTATGTCAGGACCGCCGAAAACCCCTACCCATCTGCGTTTGGTGAGGGGTAACCCATCCAAACGACCGATCAACAATAACGAGCCGAAACCACCTAAAGGGGTCCCCCCAGTTCCCAAGCATTTCGACAAGCAGGGGAAGTACTGGTTTAAGCGGATGGCTGAAGAGTTGGACGCCATCGGTGTGATCTCCCAGCTTGATGGGCGAGCCCTTGAACTGCTTGTGGAAGCGTATACCGAATACAGACATCACTGCGACACGCTGGAGATTGAGGGGTATACGTACCGAACTGAAACGCAGACTGGTGACGTCATGATAAAGGCACACCCGGCTGCAATTATGAAAGCTGACGCCTGGAAGAGGCTGCGAGCCATGCTTGGTGAGTTCGGAATGACGCCTGCCAGTCGCTCGAAGGTAAGTACAAAAACTCCGGGCGAAGTTGATCTTATTGCTGAATTTATGAAAGCGAGGGACTGATGGCTAAAGTTTCTGATGGCATACGTTACGCCGAACGCGTCGTTGCCGGGGAAGTTATTGCCTGTGAATATGTCCGTCTTTCCTGCCAGCGATTTCTTGATGATCTTAAGCACGGTGAAGAACGTGGCATCTATTTCAGCGAGCCCCGCGCACAACACATCCTCAATTTCTATAAATTCGTGCCTCATGTTAAAGGAGCACTGGCAGGCCAGCCGATTGAGCTGATGGACTGGCATGTTTTCATTCTGATCAACATCTTCGGTTTTGTTATTCCCCTGGTAAATGAAGAAACAGGCGAAGTTGTGCTGCGTAATGATGGCAGCGGCCGTCCGGTGATGGTTCGCAGGTTTCGCACGGCATATAACGAAGTCGCCCGTAAAAATGCCAAATCGACATTATCTTCTGGCGTTGGTCTTTATATGGCTGGCGCCGATGGTGAGGGCGGGGCAGAGGTTTATTCCGCAGCGACTACGCGGGATCAGGCTCGCATCGTTTTTGAAGATGCGAAAAACATGGTTAAAAAAGCGAAACCCACACTTGGGCGACTGTTTGAATTCAATAAACTGGCGATCTACCAGGAGCAGACAGCATCCAAGTTTGAACCGCTTTCTTCTGATGCCAACAATCTTGATGGTCTCAATATCCATTGTGGCATCGTCGACGAACTTCATGCGCATAAAACCCGTGATGTCTGGGACGTTCTGGAGACTGCAACCGGCGCACGATTGCAGTCTCTTCTGTTTGGCATAACGACTGCCGGGTTTAACAAAGAAGGAATTTGTTACGAGCTGCGCGATTATGCCATTAAGGTGTTGCGTGGCTATAACAGCGAAGTGGAAGGCGCGGTTAAGGATGATACCTTTTTCGCCATTATCTTCACGCTGGATAAGGATGATGATCCGTTTGACGAAACAGTCTGGCAAAAGGCTAACCCCGGGCTGGGTATCTGTAAGCGCTGGGATGACCTTCGACGCCTGGCAAAGAAGGCCAAAGAACAGGTTTCCGCCAGAGTAAACTTTTTCACCAAACACATGAATATCTGGGTGACCGCTGAGTCAGCCTGGATGGACATGATTAAGTGGGAAAACTGTGAGTTTATAGCCCCCCGTCATGAGCTGAAAACCTACCCGATGTGGGCTGGTGTGGATCTGGCCCACAAGATTGATATTTGTGCTGCGGTAAAACTCTGGCGGGCAGACAACGGTCACGCGCATGCAGACTTTAAATTCTGGTTACCCGAAGGGCGACTGGAAAAATGTTCCGCTCAAATGGCGCAGATGTATCGCAAATGGGCTGAGCTTGGGAAGCTGGAACTGACCGATGGTGATGTTATCGATCATGCGCAGATTAAAGCTGATTTTCTGGAGTGGATTAGCGGCGAAAACCTGAAGGAAACGGGATTCGATCCGTGGAGCGCAACGCAGTTTAGCCTGGCTCTGGCAGAAGAGGGTGTACCGCTGGTGGAGGTTCCGCAGACGGTCAGAAACTTTTCTGAGTCAATGAAAGAGGTGGAGTCTCTGGTTTATGGCGGGCGTTTTCATCACAGCAATCATCCGGTTATGAACTGGATGATGTCAAACGTCACCGTCAAGCCTGACAAAAACGACAATATCTTTCCGAACAAATCCACGCCAGAAGCGAAAATAGATGGTCCCGCTGCGCTATTTACTGCAATGAGCAGAATGCTGGTTAACGGTGGTGGTGAAGCTGATTTCCTGTCCACACTCGACCCTGACGAAGATCTTTTAATTCTATGAAAACATTAATGACTGATGCTATTGGGCTGGCAGGGTTCGGTTCGCTCGCTGCTGGCGTATATCTCAAGTTCGGGCTGGCTTCATCTCTGATAATGTCCGGTAGTTTGCTTTTGCTTTATGCGCTGGTGGTCGCAATGAGGGGGAAAAATGCTGCTTGATGCCCTGTTTCGCAATGAACCACTGGAGAATCCTTCTACCCCAATTACGGGAGAATCAGCAGAAACGGACAATATTTTTGCCCGCGATGTTTTTGTCAGCCCCGAAACTGCGATGAAACTGGCGGCTGTTTACGCCTGTATTTATGTTATTTCCTCAAATATTGCACAGATGCCGCTACATGTGATGAGGAAAACCAATAACAAGGTTGAAGCAGCACGCGATCATCCGGTGTTCTACCTGGTGCATGATGAACCGAATGTGTGGCAGACCAGCTATAAATGGCGTGAGTTAAAACAGCGTCATATTTTGGGTTGGGGTAATGGTTATACATGGGTAAAACGTTCCCGGCGTGGTGAGGTTTCCGGCCTGGAATGCTGTATGCCGTGGGAAACCACGCTACTTAACACCGGAGGTCGTTACACCTATGGGGTTTACAACGAAGAAGGCGCGTTTGCTATAAACCCTGACGATATGGTGCATATCAGGGCACTGGGCAATAACCAGAAAATGGGACTCAGCCCGATCATGCAACACGCCGAGACGATCGGTATGGGTATGAGCGGGCAGGCATACACCAGTTCTTTCTTCAGTGGCAATGCCCGACCAGCCGGCATCATTTCTGTAAAAAGCCAGTTGAATGATGAAAGTTGGGGGCGTTTAAAAAGCATGTGGCAAAAGGCAGTTGTTGCGCTGCGTAGCCAGGAGAATAAAACAATGCTTCTCCCGGCAGAGCTGGATTACAAAGCGCTGACTGTTTCCCCTGTTGATGCGCAGATCATCGACATGTCTAAACTGAACCGCTCCATGATTGCCGGGATATTCAATGTTCCTGCACACATGATTAACGATCTCGAAAAAGCCACCTTCTCAAACATTACGCAGCAGGCCATTCAGTTTGTCCGCTACACGATCATGCCGTGGGTAACGAACTGGGAGCAGGAGCTTAACCGACGGCTGTTTACTCGTGCGGAGCTGGCGGCCGGGTATTACGTCCGGTTTAACCTGACAGGCCTGCTACGCGGAACCCCGCAGGAGCGTGCTCAGTTCTACCACTTTGCGATCACTGATGGCTGGATGAGCCGCAACGAGGCGCGAGCCTTTGAAGATATGAACCCGGTAGACGGCCTGGATGAAATGCTGGTAAGCGTGAACGCGGCTAACCCGGCAGACGATTTTAAGGCACCAAAAACCGACGAGGAAAAAACCAATGAATGACCGTGAAACACGCTGCTATAGCGGGGAGGTTCGCGCGGAACAACGCACCGATGAGCCCACCCGCATTCTGGGTTACGGATCGGTGTTTAACAGTCGCTCGGAACCTCTCTGGGGTTTTCGTGAAATTATCAAACCCGGTGCTTTTGACGATGTGCTCAATGATGATGTTCGCGGGCTGTTTAACCATGACCCTAATTTTATCCTTGGTCGTAGCGCTGCCGGAACGTTGTCACTGTCTGTAGATGATCGCGGTCTGCGTTACGACATTACCGCGCCGGATACGCAAACCATTCGCGACCTGGTGCTGGCACCCATGCTGCGCGGTGACATTAATCAGTCGTCCTTTGCCTTTCGTGTCGCCCGCGACGGCGAACACTGGTACGAGGACGACGAAGGGGTAGTTATTCGCGAAATATCGAAGTTTTCCCGGCTGTTTGATGTCAGTCCGGTGACCTATCCCGCATATCAGGAGGCCGATTCCGGCGTCCGATCGATGAAAGCCTGGCAGGAGGCGCGCGACAGCGGTGCGCTACATAACGCCATTAATCAACGAATGGCGCGTGAGCGCCTGCTGACTCTTCTTAACGCGTAAGGAAAAACCATGAAACTGCATGAAATGAAGCAAAAACGTAACACCATCGCCACTGATATGCGTGCTCTGCACGATAAAATTGGTGATACCACCTGGACCGAAGAGCAGCGCACTCAGTGGAACGCCGCAAAATCCGAACTGGACGCGCTTGATGAGCTTATCGCTCGTGAAGAGGAATTGCGCCGTCATGATCAGTCTTTTGTTGATGAACAGGAGCCTGAACAGCGCCAGCGTCAGGAAAGTCCTGAAATGCAGGCAGAAGTGCGCCGTGCTGCAGCATTCGATCGTCTCCTGCGCCATGGCTTCGGTGAGTTGACTGCTGAAGAACGTCAGGCCGTTAAAGAACTTCGTGCGCAGGGAACGACACCTGATGATAAAGGTGGTTATACGGTCCCTACCCAGATGCGAAATACCATCATTGATGCCATGAAAGCTTACGGCGGGATCGTGAGCGTTGCGCAAATCCTCAATACTTCAAACGGTCAGGATATTACCTGGTCCACTTCTGATGGTACAGCTGAGGAGGGGGAACTGCTTGCAGAAAACGCTGCAGCAACGGAGGGGGATGTGACATTCGGCACCGCAATCCTGGGGGCTAAAAAACTGTCATCCAAAATTATCCGCGTCTCCAATGAACTGCTGCAGGACAGCGGTGTAGATATTGAAGCATACCTGGCTGGACGTATTGCGCAGCGTATTGGCCGCGGTGAAGCCAAATATCTCGTGCAGGGTACCGGCGCTGGTACACCTCAGCAACCTAAAGGACTGGCGGCTTCAGTTACCGGGACTGTTTCTGCGGCGGCGGCCGCAGTATTCACCTGGCAGGAAATGAACAGCCTGAAGCATGCGATCGATCCGGCATATCGCGGTGGTCCAAGTTTCCGCTGGGCATTTAATGACGGCACTCTTCAGGTAATTGAAGAGATGGTGGATGATCAGAAGCGCCCTCTTTGGCTACCGGATGTTGTTGGTGGTTCCCCGGCAACTGTTCTTGGTATTCCCTATGTAATTGATCAGGCGATTGATGCCGCGGCAGCGAGTAAGAAATTTATTTTCCTGGGTGATTTCAATCGCTTCATTGTTCGCCGTGTTTCCTATATGACCCTGAAGCGTCTGGTTGAGCGTTACGCGGAGTATGATCAGACCGCATTCCTGGCCTTCCATCGCTTTGACTGCGTGCTGGAAGATACAGCGGCCATCAAAGCGCTGGTGGGTAAGGCGCCGTAATCAACACTTCTGCTGTCTCCTGATGCCGCGTAAGCGGTTTTTTTATGCCCGCAGTTCGCTGCGGGCCGGGTAAAACGATGAGCGAAATGATAGAGAAGCTAAGGGCTCAGTGTCGGATCGATGCTGACGATACAACGGAAGATGAAATGTTATTGCTCTACTACGGCGCCGCAAGGCGTATGGCAGAGAATTACATTAACCGAAAACTGTATGAAGATAAGGTACCTGAATCTGATCCTGATGGACTCAGTATTGCTGACGATATCCTCCTGGCATTGATGCTTCTCGTTGGGCACTGGTTTGAAAACAGAGAACCAGTCAATGTCGGAAATATTGTTACCACCTTCCCGTTTGGTTTTGAGTCTTTGCTTCAACCGTACCGATACATACCACTGTAGGGAGGGAATATGCAGGCAGGTCGATTACGCCATCGCGTTACTATCCTTAACTTTGCTTCTTTTCGCGATACGACAGGCCAGCCGGTTGAAGAGTGGCAGGAGGGAAAGACCATATGGGCGGAAGTGCTTGGTATCAGTGGCCGGGAGCAGTTGCAATCGGGTGCGGAAACGGCGCAGGCAACGATCCGGGTGTGGGTCCGTTTCCGGCGTGATGTGACTGCTGCGTCAAGATTAAAAGTTCTCACGGGGCCATTTAAAGGCGCGGTACTGAATATCATCGCCCCCCCCATACCTGACAGTAAAGCCACAAGGCTGGAAATACTCTGTAAAAATGGAGCGGAAAAATGATTGATATCAGTCTGGATTTTTCTGGCCTTGAAGAGATATCCCGCGATCTGGAATTACTGAGTCGCGCCGAAAACAACAAAGTTCTGCGTGATGCCACTCGGGCTGGTGCTGAGGTTCTGAAAGATGAGGTGATAGCAAGAGCGCCTGAACGAACCGGCAAGCTGAAGAAAAACGTTGTGGTGCTGACACAGCGATCGCGTAAACGTGGTGATATCTCTTCCGGTGTTCACATTCGCGGGCGGAACATGCGAACGGGTAACAGCGATAATTCAATGAAAGCTTCCGATCGACGTAACGCATATTACTGGCGATTTGTCGAAATGGGCACAGTGAATATGCCCCCACATCCTTTTGTCCGTCCTGCGTTTGATACCCGTGAAGAACTGGCAACGCGAGTCGCTATGAAACGTATGAACCAGGCTATTGATGAGGTACTGAGTAAATGACGGAAGATGACCTTTATCTCTTGCTGAAACCGCTGGCCGGAGGGCAGGTTTATCCCTACGTTGCCCCGCTTGGCAGTGATGGTCAGCCCTCGATATCGCCGCCCTGGGTGATTTTTTCACTTATTTCTGATGTGACCGCCGACGTTCTCTGCGGTCAGGCCGAATCCGGGATATCAATCCAGATGGATTTTTACTCACTGACTCTCAAAGAGGCGCGGAATCTGTGTGATATGGCGCTTCAGGTGGTTAAGCCACTCAATCCCACCAATATAAGCAAAACCCCTGGTTATGAACCAGAGAACCGGTATTACCGGGCGACGCTGGAATTTCAGGTCACCGTCTGACATATCCATTAACTCACAGACCCGCTACGGCGGGTTTTCTATTTTCAGGAGACAAATATGTCCTCACTGTATGAAAAATCGCAGGGTACTAAAATACAGATCACCTCTGCGCCAGCGACACTGGATACGATTGGCGCCGCAACCTGGCTGGATTTGCACTGTACTATCAAAGAAGTCCAGTTTACTGGCGGTCAGAAGCAGGACATTGATGTCACCACGCTGTGTTCCACCGAGCAGGAAAACATCAACGGCCTGGGTGCCCAGTCAGAAATCTCCATGTCCGGTAATTTTTACGTTAACCCGGCACAGGATGCGCTGCGTGAAGCTTACGATAACGACACCACGTATGGTTTCCGGATTGTCTTCCCGTCTGGTATTGGCTTCCAGTTCCTGTCTGAAGTCCGTCAGCATACCTGGTCTTCAGGAACAAACAGCGTGGTGGCCGCAACGTTCTCGCTACGCCTGAAAGGTAAGCCGACGAAAATTGATAACGCGCTGCGGCTTACCACCGATCTGCCTGACACCAAATCCGTTTCCTCTGGTGCGGCATTGTCACTGACGGTAGTAGCTGCCGGGGGAACAGCGCCTTATTCCTACGTCTGGAAGAAAGGCGGCAGCGCGGTTAGTGGACAGACGACAGCAACCTTCAACAAGGCAAACGCTGCTGCAGGTGATGCCGGTGATTACGTTTGTGAAGTTACCGACGCCTCCACACCTGCTGGAAAAGTTACCTCAGCAACCTGCGTCGTAACGGTAGCGTAAATCATCTTCTTTAATCAGGGATAAAAAATGGCTAAGAGTCTTAAAGAACTGGCGCTGTCCAGGGCGTCAGCATTTCGTCATATTGATGTAATCGTGCCGGAATGGGATGGCGTGAAAGTTGTTCTTCGTGAACCATCAGCAGAAGCATGGCTTCACTGGCAGGATGTAATAAAACCGAGAGAGACGGAAGGCGAGTTATCTATCTCTGAACGGGCACACCGTAATCTACGCGCTGATGTTACGCTTTTTATCGATGTGTTGTTTGATGAGCATGGTGAACCGGTGTTCAGTAAGGAAGATTTTGCCGAGGTTGAATCAGTTTATGGTCCAGTCCACGCGCGTCTTCTTCGTCAGGCCCTCAACCTGACAACTGATCAAAAGGAGGCTGAGGGAAAGTAGCTCAGCCAGGAATGCGGTTTTTGATGTCGCTAGCGCTCCGTATGGGGCGCACTCTTTCAGAGCTTCAGGGAGTGATGTCAGCCAGTGAACTTAGGCTGTGGGCTGAGTTTGATAAACATAGTCCAATAGGTGACATTCGTGGTGACATTCAGGCGGCGCAAATTGCTACCGCTGTGTTTAATGCACAGGGCGGCAAGGCCACTATGAGTGATATGTTGCTGCGATGGCAGCGTGATCATGTTGAAGAAGAGGCCGATCCATTCGCAGGGCTTGAAAAAGCATTGATTGCCGCAACGCAATAATTCTTCACACAGCTCAATTACAGATATACGATTACCTCTGGAAATCATTGGAGGAATCATGGAGCCACTTTTTGTTGTATTCGGTGTTTTTGGTTGGCTAATCAATTTAATTATAATTTTTTATTTATTACGTGTTAGTGTTAGGGCAAATGAACAGGTAGAAGCCCTTAAAGAAATAAATAAAAAGCAAGATGCTCAAATTGATTTATTGATACAAATAGCCCACCGAGAAAAATGATTATATGTGAGCCTCGCTTCGGCGGGGTTTTTTATTAGGTGGATTATGGCAACTCTCCGTGAACTGATAATTAAAATTTCTGCGAATTCTCAGTCCTTTCAGACAGAAATTTCTCGCGCTTCTCGAATGGGTAATGATTATTATCGCGTAATGCAAACTGGAGGTCGCCAGGCTGCAGCAGCTTCACGCGAGACACAAAGAGCGCTTGCCGAAGTAACCAATCAGATTAACACCGCCAAAGCATCTGCATTGGGTATGGCTGGCGCGTTTGCAGGGGCTTTTGCTACAGGTCATCTAATTTCACTTGCTGATGAGTGGAACTCAGTGAATGCGCGACTGAAACAGGCATCACAGTCATCTGATGATTTTAGCGAATCCCAGAGAGCACTGATGGAAATTAGTCAGCGTACAGGAACTGCTTTTTCAGATAATGCCAGTTTATTTGCCCGTTCCGCTGCATCAATGCGTGAATTTGGATATAGTTCAGAAGAAGTATTAAAAATAACAGAATCTATATCAACTGGGTTGAAGTTATCAGGTGCCAGTACATCTGAAGCTAGTTCTGTTATTACTCAATTCAGCCAGGCGCTGGCTCAAGGGGTTTTACGCGGTGAAGAATTCAACTCTGTTAATGAAAACGGTGATCGCGTAATCCGTGCTCTGGCGGCGGGAATGGGGGTTGCCAGAAAAGATCTTAAAGCAATGGCTGATGCCGGACAATTAACCGCTGACAAGGTAGTTCCTGCGCTTGTAAGTCAATTAAGCACACTCAGGGGTGAGTATGAAGCGATGCCTCAGACTGTTTCAGCTGCGACTACAAAAGTTGAGAATGCTTTCATGGCATGGGTTGGCGGTGCGAATGAAGCCACTGGGGCAACTAGCGCCCTTGTTAGTGTGCTCGATACGGTCTCAAGCAATATTGACACTGTAGCTACTGCAGCTGGGGTATTGGCTGCTATTGGTGGTGCCAGATATCTTGGGGGAATGTTTGGTGACATAGGGAACAAAACAGCGCAATTGATTGATGCCCGTAAAAATGAAATTGCCCTTGCGGCCGCTCGCGCCGAGTCCGCAACTCAATCACAGCGTAAAGCCGCTGCTGATGCTATAGCCGCAGAACGTACTTATCAGCTTGCTAAGTCTGAGTTGGATCTGGCCAGAAATACTAACGCTGAGGCCACGGCAACACAGAATGCTATTATAAAGCGTCGCGCGATGATTGCAGCTAATGCGACGTTGGTTCAATCAAACCGTGCTGTTTCTGCATCTCAGGATGCCCTTAATAAAGCAACCTCAGCGATGAATCTCTTTAAAAGCGGAGCATCCGGGCTGCTTTCGTTAGTCGGAGGAATTCCAGGTATTTTGATGCTTGGTGCGGGTGCCTGGTACACAATGTACCAGCGGCAAGAACAAGCTCGTGAATCAGCTATCCAATATGCGGACACAATCGAACAGGTCAGAGAAAATTTAAAATCGATGTCTCAAACCCAGATATCGGCAAATCTTGGGCAAGCTAATATTTCACTTGATGCTCAAGATTATTCTATCGAGCAGCTAAAACTAAAAATTGCAGAGTTATCAAACCAACTCTATAACGCCAAACAAGCGGTGCAGTCTGCCTCAGAGGGGACCTGGCTATATAATGATGCTACTGAAAAAGCTGCAACATTTGCATCAGAACTAGCTATTGAAGAGGGGCGTCTTGAGCAGATGCTAAATAAGCGTCATAAAACTCAAGACTTAATAAACGATATTACGAGTGAGGCAATAGATAAAACCGTTGAAATGGCTGGTGCTGTTGGCTCATTAACGGAAATGTATACACGGCTGAACAAAGTCACTGGACTAGTGACGATGCCAACGCCTACTTATCCAGGTCCTGTTTTGCCCACCCTTGACCAAAAACAGCAGGCCGCTATGGACAAAGTGCAGCGGCAAAATGAATTAGCTGGTTTAAAGGGGATTGAAAAAACCAAAAGACAGGCAGAATTTGAAGCGTCTGACCTTAATCTCCCTGCTGGTCAATATGAAAAATATATAAATCTATCTGTTGAAGGAGAAAGAAAGCTTCAGGCTATTCGGGATAGCAATCGGCAGAGTCGTGGTAAGTCGGATGCAGAAAAAACGGCGGATACTTACGACAAACTCATTAAGCAGCAGAAAGAGCAAATCGCTCTGGCTGGTCAAAATACCGAACTGGCAAAACTGAAATACCAGGTTAGCCAGGGTGAGCTTACGTCTCTCACCGAGGCACAAAAACAAACCCTGTTGCAGAATGCCGCGTTGATTGATCAGCAGAAAATCCGCGAACAATTAGCGGCGTATGAAGCCAACCTCGCTGACTCAAACGCCAGCGCGCGAGCATCTAACCAGGCAGAACTTACCGGGTATGGACAGGGAAGCCGAATGCGTGAACGTATGCAGGAAATGCTACGCATCCGGGAGGAATTTCAGCAGAAGAACGTTGATCTGCAGCGGCAGTACCAGTCAGGTGATATTTCTGAAGACCTATACCGTCAGGAACTGGCACTGAATAAACGTTATCTCGATGAACGGTTACGAGATCAGGAAGCTTACTACTCAGCCTCTGATGCCCAGCGCAGTGACTGGACAACGGGTATGCGTGAAGGTTTTGCGAACTGGGCTGACACTGCTTCTGATTACGCATCTCAGTCTGCTGACCTGGTGAATAACGCAATGTCCGGGCTGGTGGGTAACATTTCTGATGCGCTGGCCGGTAATAAGGTTGACTGGGAAGACTGGGCTAGTTCGGTGCTTCAGTCTATGCAGAAAATTATCCTAAATGCGATGCTGGTGGATTCTTTACGCTCTGCCAGTAACAGCGGTTTTTTCAGTTCAATCGGCGGCATGTTTGGAGCGGGTGCTGGCGCTGCATCTGGCAGCACTCCTTCAGGCGCTTATAACTCGGCCGCATCTGGCATAAAGCTGAATGCGAAAGGTGGCGCATATGCTTCTGAAAGCCTGAGCGCTTACAGCAACAGTATTGTTAGCACACCGACATATTTTGCTTTTGCAAAAGGCGCTGGGCTTATGGGAGAAGCGGGGCCGGAAGCCATTATGCCCCTGACACGATCAGCTGATGGTTCGCTGGGAGTTCGCATGGTTGGCACTCCGGGAGCCACATCAGGCGGCGGTGATACGATTATTCATCAGCACTTCAACATATCCGGTAATGGAGATGCTGCACTGAAGCAGGCTATGCAGGAAGCTGCGCGACAGGGTGCTAATGACGGTGCGAAACAGGCGCGTCAGGATATCTTGCAGGACTTCTCTAATAGAGGCCAGGCGAGGCGCTTACTTGGTTTGTAATGCATTAATAATATTCATTAAGCCGAAAGGCGGGAGACAGTTATGACTTTAGAGCAACGAGTTGCAGAGTTGGAAAAAGAAATATCTGATATGAAAGAAGCGGTCAAGCATAAGACCGCTGAACTATCATTGGCAATGTCAAAATCAACTGAAGAAGCTACTGCCGCAGCTATAAAACAAATACATCAAGACTTTCTTTGTCGTGGTCCGTTGCGTCGATCAATCGGTTTATGAAGAGTATATTTCTCTGATGTACTGGGTTATCTCTTTTTCAATTTCCGCCAGAGAGCGATTCTTCGCATTCTCAATGAATATATGATTGGTGATGCTTTCTCCGTGCTCGCCATAAACGGTAAATCTGACATTTGGAGCCCCGGCTTCTGGTTCGTAATCACCTGGCATTCCAATGTGTAGCAGTTGCACTTTAGACAGGTAAAACTTCATTTTATTTCCTTATCCAGAGGTAATCAGCCGTCCCTCCTAACCAGAGAACGCCAGTGTCCCACCACTGACGGGCTGAGTAACAACCATAACCAGGTATGTAAACCAGTAACATCCTGACAAATGATCAGTAGCGCTGACATGCGCAGAATAATGCAGGAGAATCTATGGCTGTACTCGAATGGCCGGAAGATATCTGTCCCGCGTCGCTTACCTGGCGACCGGAGAGTAATACCAAAACTTTTCGCTCCCCCTTCAATGGGGCATCGCAGACAGCACGCTTCCCCGGTACCCGCTGGGTATGTTCCCTGACCTTTAATAACCTGACGGACGAAAAATCCAGGCGTATTGATGCACTGGTGGCTTCCCTCGATGGCGAGTATGGCAGGGTAAAAGTTCGCGACTGGGGGAGAAGTGGCAGAACGCCAGCGGGCGTGCCCGTTGTTGATGGCGCTAATCAGACCGGAACCCAGCTTCAGAGTAAGGGGTGGACGCCGGGAACAGTGGTGCTCAGACAGGGCGATTATTTCACTGTTAACGATGAGCTGAAGATGATCACTGCTGATGTGACGAGCGCGGCGAACGGTACCGCAATGATTGCATTTGCGCCGATGTTGCGTAGTTCGCCGCCTGCTAATGCTGTCATTGAGGTGGCGAAACCTTACGGCATTTTCAAACTGAAGGATAACCAGCAGGGCGCAGGTAACCGCGTGCCGGGTGTTTTTACCAGTTACACGCTGGAGCTTGAGGAGGCATTTTAATGCTGTATTCCCCGTTTTCTGATTCGATGGTGGAGTGGTTATCCCGCGACAGGGTGACGGTTGCGATCGCCGCCAATATTCAGTTTGAATCCGGCACCGTCTATGTGCACTCCGGTACCGGGACGCTGGTTCTCGGCGGCTATGTTTATTACGGCATGGGCCGCATGGGCTCTGTTGATGATGCCAGTGAAACCAGCACAACCAGCCCGACACAGGTCAAAATGACCCTTTCCGGTCTGGATATGGCTCTCTTTGCCACCACGCTGAATGAGCGCTGTGTTGGCAGAAATGCCGAAATCTATCTGGTGGCCATGGATGATAACGGCGTTGTCCAGGTTGCTGATCTCCTGTTCAAAGGGCGGGTATCCAGTACGGGGGCGACCGCTGGCGGGACAAACGCCCTGCAGTACACCCTCAGTAATATTTTTGAAGACTGGCAGCGGCCTTTCCCTGATCGCTATACAGATGAATCGCAGCAGGCTGCTTATCCCGGCGACCGCATATTCCGGTATGTGGCGCAGATGTCTGAACGTTCTATTTACTGGGGTAGTAAAAAAGATGCGCCAGGATTTACCTATAAGTGAGGAAGCATGAAGCATCCGGACTGGCATAACAGATTAATCACCGTAATAAGGGCCGCTGAAAAGCGGCCTTTTTTATGGGGTAGCCATGACTGCTGCCTGTTCGCGGCGGACTGTGCTCAGGCCATGTGCGGCGAGGATTTTGCGGCGGGCTGGCGCGGAACCTACGACAGCGAACATGGGGCGAAAAAGGCGATATTGCGCGGTGGGGGTTCGCTTGAAAAGGTGCTGGCCCGGTATCTCGATGAAGTACCGGTGAAGCTGGCGCAGCGTGGTGATATTGCCGTTGTTGAAAATGCGGGATCGCGGTGTGCCGGGGTGGTGTATTCCGGCGTTGTATGGGTACCTGGTGAAAATGGTCTTGTCAGTCTGCGGGTTAAGCCGCTGAGTGTCTGGAGGGTGCGTTAATGCCTGCTGCTATTCCTATTATTGCGACCGTTGCTGCAGGTGCCGCCGCCTCATATCAGTATTACGGGATCGCAATGGCTATCACGGTGGCCGCCCAGGTGGCAACTCAGGCGTTGACCAAAAAGCCATCACTGGATTCCTACCGTGACACATCGGAACGTAAACAGGTCCTTCGTGCCGCCGCCAGCGCCAAAACGGTTGTTTATGGTCACACCACGACAGCGGGAACATTGTTCTTTTCTGAAGAGCAGGCTGGTGAACAGGATGATGGCGAAATGCTGCATCTGGCCATTGCGCTGGCGGGGCACTCATTATCCAGCACTGGAACCGTCTGGCTGGGTGACGAGCCGATCAGCAGTTTTCCGGAGCATGCATCTTTTGAGCTGCACACCAATCGGCAGACAGTAGATCAGTACATGCTGGCAAACTGTCCGTCATGGAAAGAAGACATGATCGGAAAGGGGATCACGTGGCTGCGCGTGTCCCTCAAATTCAGTGCAGAAAAATTCCCGTCAGGTATCCCGAATATCAAGGTCGAAAAGTACGGGCGTGCCGTTTATGACCCGCGTACCGGGTTGACGGGATACAGCAACAATGCGGCGCTGGTTATCCTGGACTATTACCGCAATTACCTGAAAGTGCCTGACGCCGATATTCTCTGGGAACAGTTTCAGGAAGCAGCGAATATCTGTGATGAGGATGTGATTACTGGCAGTAATACCGTTGAGAAGCGTTACACGATTAACGGAGAGTTCGATCTCAGTGAAAACAAAGTCAGTATTCTGGAAGGAATGCTGGCGGCATGCGCCGGGGATGTAACGTATACCGCGGGCAAACATGGTCTTCTGGTCGGGGCTTATTACGGACCCGCTACCGAAGTGATCACTGAAAGCCAGCTGGCCGGTGATATCGAAATCATGCCGGAGGTCTCTCAGGCAGAACGCGTTAACACTATCAAGGGGACATTCGTCGATCCACAGCAGGGCTATACCGAAGCGGATTTCCCCTCTGTGTCTGTCAGTGAATGGGTGACAGAAGACGGGGTGGAAATATCGCAGGATATGAAACTGCGATTTGTGACTTCAGAATTTCAGGCCCAGCGCCTCGCTGATGTGAAGTTAAAGCGTACCCGCATCGCCAGGACGATGAACGTAACGTTAAACCTGAGCGGATACCGTTACCGCCCTGGAATGTATGTGAAGGTGAATTTCCCGTCTATCGGCATCGTCAATGTTGAGATGCGGGTAACGGACTGGAAGTTCGGCGTTCAGAACGGAGTGCAACTGACACTGAAGCAGGAAACAGCGGATGTCTGGGGCGATGCCATCGGTAAACCGATTGAACGACCGCCGTTTACTCAGTTGCCATCCGGCGGCGTGGCGCAGCCGCAGAACCTGAAATACACCGTGGAGGAAATCGGGCAGGTCGTACAGGGCATTCTGTCCTGGCAGAACATTGGGCAGGTGGTCTACAACAAAGTGATCATTCGCCGTAATGGTCAGATGGTCATGTCCGTCCAGGTTCCGGGAACGTTCACGCGTCTTACCGGATTACCGAAAAATACCTACACAGCACACGTTATTGCTGTAAACCAGATGGGGGCTGAATCCCCGGAGGCCTATCTGGAATTCAGTATAGAAGCCCCGCCACCACCTTCTCATGTTGATATTGAGCAGGGCTTCTTTGCCATCACGCTGATCCCGCGTCTGGCGGCGATCACTAATGTTTCCACGCAGTTCGATTTCTGGACATCGGGCGAAACTCAATTGCCTGGGACGTCAACTGAAATAGTTGAAGGTAACGCCAGTCGCGAGGGAATGGGAACCACCTGGACCAGCAGTCAGCTACAGGTGGGGCATACCTATTACTGGTATATCAGGACCATTAACGCATTTGGCGCTTCTGCATTTATCGAAGTGCCGGCGCTGTGCTCTATGGACACCGGTAGTCTCATTGATCTCATTGACGATTCTGTCCAGAAATCAGAGGCCTTCCAGAATATTAAAGAGGGGGTGGATACAAACCTTGAAGGCATAATGGAAAACGCCCTCGCCAATCACGGCACGGTACAGCGTCAGTTTGAGCAGTACGGTGAAGTCAAAGCCGAAGTCATGACGGTGACCACCACGGTTGCAAATCTGGATGGTGCATTCGCTGAACTGGCCGATTATGTTCAGGCGCAGATCGGTCCTGAAGGTGAGCTGATGGCTGCTGTTAACCAGAAGATGACCGCCGAGGTTAAAAGCGATGGCACTGCGAAAGCATCATACACCCTGAACCTTGGCATTGTCAGAAACGGTGTGAAATACAATGCCGGATTCGGCATGTCCATTGAGCCATCGGGGAGCAGTTATAAATCCACGGTGGTTTTTGCTGCTGACCAGTTCGGTATTTACTCCGGAAGTGATCCGGGAAATTACACTGCTGCGTTCTTTGTCTATAACGGACAGGTATTTATCCGTGATGCTTTAATTCAGGATGGCAGTATCACCAATGCAAAGATTGGCAACTATATCAGGTCCACCTCTTTCGTTTCAGGTCCTTCAGGGGCCGGGTGGAATATCGATAAAAATGGTAACTGTGAATTTCATGGTCAGTTTTATGCGAACAGTGGTCAGTTTGCATTTAACGGTACGAATAACACCGTCGTTATCAACGGTAATGGACTAACTGTCAATCTGCCTGGCGGTGGACGGGTTGTCGTTGGGAGGTGGTCATAATGCCGGAAGGTATTCTGATTGATTACAACGATGGCCGTCCGGTGATGGCAATTACTGCGGGGCTTCGCGCCCCCAGTTTTTGTACATCGTTCTCAGGCTGGTCATCCCAGTTCATGCAGTACCCGGTCAATACACCGCTTGTTCCTGGTTCACAGGCTATCGTGGTGCCAACCAATCCCATTTACATTTATTCCTTTGCTGAATTTGATGTGGCCATAATGAGCAGCGTCACCCGAAACGGTGATTCAGGGGTGATTATCGGGGCTGAGACAATCGGTGGGAAAAGCATTGTCCCTGACTGGTCAGGTTACGTTATGGAGCTGCTGCCTGCGGCGACGTATAACGAAGGATTACTGGTTTCAAACTCGACTGACTTCACCGCTATATCCAATCAGGCCTCGTTGATGACCTGCGCTTATTCCGGGCGCATTACGGTTAGCGGCAGCGCGCCGCTTCCGGTGAGCGGTATTCCTTTTGGCAAATGGGATAACCCGAATGTATCGGTGGGATTTGATGGCACCAGTATCATCGTTCGCGATATTTCCTACACAGGGCGGGACGACGTGGCCGGAACGGCGACGATAGACCTGGTGATATTCAACCAGACAGCACCTGTTGGCGGAGACGGTATTACGATGACCAACGCCGCAGGTCAGGTCACGTTCTCCACGCTGAAACGCCCCTTTGTGTATGACCGACAAATCCAGATCACCGATGCTTTCCAGAATATTGGCGGCGGGTTCTGCCAGATAGTTTATACCGGCGTGCAGGTCCGTATGGATGGTGGTTACGGAAATATACGGACGAAGGGGGTCGTGATGTCCGGTGGTAATGTCCGGTCTGCATACAACAAAGTCTTTGCTAACCACAACTCCGGTTCGTGGGATATGAGCCGAAACAGAAATATCACCATGCCCATTCTAATTCTTCCGAACATGTACTGAGGAAAACCTATGTCAGCAGGAACCTTAACCCTTAACAATAATTCAGCCTCGGTTGCCGGAACTGACACCACTTTCACCACGGAGTTAGGGGCAGGTGATTTTATTGTGGTTGTCGTGGGTGGTGTGCCTTACACACTTCCCGTACTGGAAGTGAACAGCAATACACGGCTGACGCTTGTCAGTAATTACACCGGGCCGCGAGCGACAGGAGCCGCCTGGTCTGCCGTTCCACGCGTGGCGCTGAACATGGTTACCGCTGCGCTGGTGACCCAGAGTGTAGAGGCGCTTCGGGGCCTGAACTACGACAAACAGAACTGGCAGCAGTTTTTCACTGCTGATGGTGATGTCACAATTACGCTTCCAGATACCAGCCAGACAACGGGACCATCAGCTAAAAAACTTATCAATAGTGTCGGTGGCTATGCCAAAAAGGGGGATAACTCTGACATCAGTAGTCTCAGTGGGTTAACTACGCCGTTAAGTGTTACCCAGGGAGGTACGGGGGGGAATACTCCAGAGTCTGCCCGCCAGAGCCTGTCTGCCACGGCGAACCGGCAGTTAACGGACGGTAGTGGTGGTAGCTGGTATGCCGCATTTACATCCAGGCGAGACTTCGCGATGTTTAGCTGGGGAGATACGAGCAACATCGGTCCCTGGGATGCGCCGGCAAAATACAGTACCGTCAATTTCTTCCCGTCAACATCAGACAATATTGGAACAGCGCTGGCCAGTAGCTGGGGTTCTGATAATGAATATTATCTGAACTCAAAACGAGCAGATAAAACGTCTTACGAGCAGTGGAAAGGTTGGTCACGACTATGGCATTCAAGAAACACAACCGTAGATTCTAACGGCTTCATCAAGCGCGCATCCCCGGTAGTTAAAGTTTTCTCAGATGGACAATATGAAAACAATGAGGAGTCAGAAGGGTGTGTTGTTGCACGCCTGTCTGCAGGGGAATACCTGATAAGTGGGTGTACAGGTCTCAATGCTGATGCGGCGTGGGGCGGGGTTGATGGTGGTTTTGAAATACCGGTTGATCGCAATAAACAACCTCGTATCTGGCTGGATTACACGGTTAATGCTGACGGAACGGTGCTGATCAAAACCTATCACCGGGTTCACGCATCATCGCCATCATTTGCTCAGAACAGAATCGGAAACACAGATGAACACGGTGTGTTTACGGAAACGGTGACCGATGGCGAGCCAGTAGACATACCGACAGATGCGTTTGTCTCAGTGCGTGTGCAGATGCCATCAGACAGTATCTGGAACAGGAGTAATGACGATGCGATGACGGCAATGAAAAACACTGAACTGGAGCTTGAGCAAATTCAGCAGGAGCCTCAGCAATAGGTAGTTGCCGCAGCGCGTCGTATGCAATGGCGTCACTGCGGCATATTGTCCCTTAATCTGACACCAGCCACATATCAGCCTCTTCAAAAATTTCCTGAACAGTACGGCTTATCTGTTCTATTTTATGCTTGCTGGCGTCAACGCATTCAATTTTGGAGGGAAAAACTGTCCGAAACCGGTCCGAATATGTCCGAAATTTTGGCTAACTATATGATTTTTAGTACCTGAAAACACACCTTTAATTGTGTGTTTTTTGTTCTAATGGTTTGTTATTGCGTTGAAAATAAAGAATAAAAAATAATTTTGGAAAAAACAGGAATCGTATTCGGTCTCTTTTTATATTCTTGTTTTCGTTGGGTTTTTTCGGTGCTTTCACGAAATCCCACGAAAATTACTCGAAATTTCCATATCCTGTCTAAACCATAACATATTCTGCACCACGTGCGTCCAGGTATTTTTTGGTCATTGTTAAATTTTTATGCCCCAGCAGCCTCTGTGCGAAATCCTCTCCGCGCTCCCTTTCATAGAGTCTACTCGCCAAACTCCTGATTTCATGGAACGGAGGAGGGTTGGGGCCAAACTTTAACTCTGTAGAATCCCTGATATCGGAAAACGCTTGAGTGATTCCGTCCGGAGTTAACGGACCTGGCTTCCTACCGCCACGCCTTACCGAAGAATAAATCATGAAGTCTGACGGGTTGTTTTTACGACAACGGTCGATAACATCCTGCAGTACCAAATCAGCAGAGTCCAGTCGCAAATCAAGTGGCAACGCCAATTTGTGACCTGTCTTTTCCTGCGTGACAAACAACCTTCCATCCCTGATATCGCTGAATCTGAACAACGATACGTCCTCTCTTCTTTGTCCGGTGACAAGTGCAAGGTCACATGCATTTGCAGCCCATTCGGAATGGGTTGTTGCGGCATCTCTTATTATCTCAAACTGTTCAAGCAAAAGACGCTCACGCTTCACTTTTGGTGTCGGCGTTCTTGTCGGCTCTGCCGGGTTCCTTTCAATATGCCCTTCGACAATCGCTTCCCTGAAAATATCCAACAACACCGAACGCAGTCCGGAGGCCATGCTCTTCTTGTCACAGAGTATGTAACTCTCAAGAAAAGAAGATACGTCCTTCGTGCTGACAGCAGATAGCGGCATACGTCCGAATTCATCACTGATAGTGGCGATCTGGTTACGCCTGACCTTCATCGTGTTGGGCTTCAATTCTCTTCGCTCAAGAATTACTTCGTAACGCTCAAGCCACGCTTTCACCGTAAATGTGGGTGTTTCCTTTATGCGGTCCAGCAGCGCTGACGGAAGGTAATTCTGTTCGATGTAGTTATTGGCTTCGATGGCCTGAGAAATGGCGTCCTTTCTGTCGATCCGGCCAAGAGATAACTCTTGACCGGTAATCGGGTTTCGCCAGCTATAAAGCCTGTCTCTTTTACGATAGGTCAGGTTACGGGGCAGGTTAGCGTCGTAACGAACTGGCCTTTTCGCCATGAGTCAGTCTCTCCAGTAGAGTGCCGCCAGTTGGCAGCGCTAGGTGTTTTGCTTTGTGACGAAGGTTCTTTTTGCTCGGATCCACATAGATGGCGTCAGGCTGAACCTTATATTCTTTGCCGTGAAGCTCCGGGGCAGGGAAAATGCGCCCCTCCCGCGCCCAGCGGCGAAGTGTTGAAAGAGACGGAGGGGTTGAATAAGTTGAATTCGCCCATTCCAGCAGATTAAGAAGCTTGGCCATACTACCTCCGGCTTCCGGCAACTTATTATAGAGCTGCCGGAAAACTGTTAATGAAATATCGTTATCAACTCACCTGACCTGGCAGCGCGCGCAACCGGCGCATACCTGTCATTGCCGTGGCCACGTAGCTCGCCTTACGGTTAACTACCTCAACCCAGACTTTTACGCCTTCAACTCTCACCGTGTACGTCTCTTTCATCTTGCTGCGGCCATAGTCGCCGTAACGTTCTGCATGAGTGGCCAGTGCTATGTCGCATGCCTGACGCGCTAATGGGGATTGCTGATTGGCTCGGTTAATCAGTCGCATTACATCTCCTCAGTGGGAGGGCGAAGCCTCCCGCCTCCCTTAGGCCACGTATTCCGGTTTCATATCCGCCAGGGTGATGCTGAACTGATCGTGCAGCTCGTCGCCCAGATGACGTTTCACCGTTGCAAGAACTCGCTCAACTTCCCCAAACCGTTCAGCTGCATCCGGTTCGTCCGGAGACGGTAGGGAGTTGATCGCTGCCTCAACCTTGTTACGTGAATCAACCAGGTAATAACGTTTCACCGCCTTGTTCTTCAGCTCAGTGAACAGGGCTGAACCCAGCGTAACCTTCGCGCTTTCGATATCAGCGCGCAGCGCTTTGGCGCTATCAACATCCTGTGCGGCATCTATACGCTCGCGGAAATCATCAGCCAGTGAGTCGATATTTACCGACGACTCCTGCGCGCTCTGCGTGGTTGTGACGGTGTCACCTGCTATTTCAGCAGCGCTCATTCGTTGTATTGGTGCAGGGTTAATTTCGCGCTCTGTTCGTTGTTCCAGATCTTCTCTGTCATAAACACCCATTGTGACTTCAGGGCAGTAAGTCCTCGCCCAATACTTGACGGCCAAATAACCTATTTGCTGTTTAGGTGCGGTTTTCCACAAAGGGGAATTTCGCGTAGTAATATCAGCAAGGTAAATTGGCTCTCCCCAGGTCACCTCTGTCTCGCCTCGAAGGACTGCTCCGACACGAACAAACAAACCTGATTCATCACGCCCGTCATTTTTGCCAACAATTTTTTCCCACTCGCCGCCGTACTCGTATTTAAAGCGCCCGTGTACAACTTTGGAGCTGGTGATTAAAGCGTTGTAAAGCTGTGCTTCATAACCCAGAGCCCCGTTAACCAGGTGTGTTTTCTGTCCTACAACAAATGGGTCCATACCCCAACGAGCGGCCTGCATTATTATTGCCAGGCAATCAGAAGGTCTTCCCTGTAGATGTTTCGGTACTGTCGCTACGCCCTGAGACATCACCTCTGCTAGCTTCATCATGCGATCCATGACGTCGATATTCAGAAGCAGGGATGTGTTATTCATCGTGTTCGGTTCGTTATGTTCAACAACTGCAACGTTGGTCTTTTCCATCATCATTCCCCTTATGCCTGAGTGCGCAGCGCTTCAAGGCGGCGCAGGTCGAAGTCGTTCAGTTCGTCGGTGTAATCAGCGGTGATCGGCGCTGGCCATTCGCCAGTGTCAAAGCCGGTAGCGATAGCGCGCATCGCCTTGCGGTACTCGAGCATGCCCAGTTCCAGCAGTTCGGCGGAGGCCTCGATGATGGCAATCCAGTGGTAGTTCTCGTCTTTGTTGACGAAAATCCAGAAGAACTGGTCCAGTGCTGCGGTCTCGCAATACATTGCCGCGCTCAGGTGGTAGTCACGGTCGATGATTTCGCGGTGCAACTTGGCGCGCAGGCCTTCCTGCTTAATGTTCCACATGCTGATGGTTTTCAGGTCGGCGCCGATGCGCATCCCGTCAAGGTCGATTTCCAGATCCGGGCGCACACGGACTTCCAGACCGGTTTCGTCGTCGAAGCCAAAGTAGCTGACTTCTACTGCGCGGCTCGGGTGTGTCAGTAGCTTGCCCGCGGTCGGGTGCTGGAGCAGGGCTTTCTGAATGCTCAGTGCAGTGCTCAGTTGCTGGCGGGTGACCTGCACTTTCCCATGCGGATTCTCGCGCCACGCATCCAACAGCTCGTCGGCGAAGACGGCGTCCGGATTAACAGACTTCACGGCCTGAATCAGATCTGCTTTGGTACCGGACACTTTAAGCGGCGCCTGCTTTTGCACTTCCTGTGCAACAAGGTCAGGATTGATGATTGCCAACTGCTCGAGTAATGCATCGCGGCTACCACTGGTTTTCACCTGTGCAGGCAGAGTGGCGTTGTATTCCTTGATGCAGGCTTTCATCGCCGCAGCGGTCTGTTTCTG